GCCTTGCGGGAAAGGCGGCTTCGAGTGCCAGGACAAAGAGGACTGGGAGCGCCTTGCCATTGTGATCTATCAGGAAGCCGGCGGCGACGATGTGTGCGATATGTGCCGCTATCGTGTGGCCGACGTTGTTCTGAATCGCGTGGCCGATCCTCGCTACCCCGATACCATCGAGGGCGTTCTGATGGACAACAAATACGGTCTGCAATGGGGGCTGCTCTCCGTGACCGGAATCGTCTGGCCTGATAAGGCAAGCGAGCCGGGCGAAGCCGCCGCCGTGCAGCGAGCGTGGGACATTGCAGCCGACGTTCTCGAAGGGCATCACAGTGACCTCGATGGCAATTACATTTGGTGTTCCGAGTACAAGCAGGGTTCCGAAGTGATCTACTGCGACGGCATTTACTTCGGCGTGGGTTAGGAGGCAGCCATGGCGAAAGATCCAAAACGGCAGCTTCTCG